AGAGATAAACACCTTTGCCGATCCGCTTAACGTAATAGCGGAGCCTGAGTTATTGCTTTCGCTCACAGTGCGTGAAAGTGTTGTGCCAGTGGCAGTATAAGTGCCGCTTCCGATTTCCCAGTTATCACCGTCCTCAATGACGTAGCGCACAATCTCGCCATCCGTCACACCAGCAGCCGCAAAGGTCTGGTAGCCAGTATCAGCAGCCGCCAGAGTAATTGTGCCAGTACCAGTTGTGCTGGTTGTCATCTTGGCCCTGTTGACTAGCTTAACCATGCTTCACCTTATGCTGGGTCAGGGATTTCTACGTCAAACGCAGCAATCGTAAATGAGTTGCCAGATGTAACGCTTTGAGGTGTTGTCAGCGAACCTGTCGCAAGCAGGCGTGACGCAGATACGTCAACAATCGCAAAGTGCGTTGCGCTGCCTGATCCTGACACAACGCCATCCGTAATCGCAGCCGCTGTTACCTTGCGCCCTGATGTGTCGCCATCTTGTGGTGCGCCAAACGCCAGTGATGTAGAATTGCCAAGCGTATATGTGCTTGTCGCTTCCGCATATGTCGTTGCTTCTTGTGAGGTGATGTCAATGCGATCCGCTTCGGTGTCCAGCTTGGTCAGCGCAGCGTCTAGCACATAATCTGATATGGTTGCCATGTTAGTCTCCTAGAATGTGTTTACTTGCATACGCAAGCCTGAACCACCAAATTTAGCTTTTTCGTTGTTGCTATTTATACCATCAATTGCACTTTGATACAACGCAGCCCATGTTGCAGTGCGTTGGTCATCAACCAGGTAAGGCGCGGAATGCACCAAGGCACCATAGAGATATGCATCAGGGAAGTATTGCAAAATCCAGTTTGAGGTATTGCTATCGTCTAATGGCGTTGTACGCGCATAATAATAAAGCTCACCAGTATATGATGCATCTGGCGTAGGCCATATTTCTAACTGGCCTGCGATGATGGCGTAATACTGAGGTTTGCCTTGGGTATCTGCATTGCCTTGCCTGCGTTGCTGCAATGCCAAGGGAGTTAATAACTCTATTGGACGCTCATCAACGTCTAAGTGAAAACGCACAGCTTCCATAAAGCCTTGTGGCAACTGCGTATATCTAGCGTCTAATGATGCTGTAGAGCGTTGTTCCATGCGCCAATGGCGTACTTTGCGCTCCATATCAGCCTCTGCCAAGCTAATGAAGTCAGGAATAACAGATGTTAAGTCATCCCTGTTTAGCCAGTTAGCAACGGATGTTTTTAGCTCTGAATAGGTCGTAATAGCCATTTAGTTCACCATTTACAGCGATCAGCCCAATATGCTGCGCTCATTTTACCCTTTGCAATATTCTTGGCGTGTCTTGCCTTAAACGATGCTCTGCGCTTTTTGTTGGCTTCACTCTCGCCTTTGCGAGGTGGCGAACCACTTACACCTTTTTGACCAAACCGTATTAGCTTAGTCTTGTTACCCTCTTTTGCCACAACTGCGTGGGATTTACTAGCGTGTCCTGGTGTTCTTACACACTGGTTAAACCTAGAAGCACCAATTTTAGTTAGGCGAGGGTCTTTAGCCACGAGGATACCGCCCTGTGTTCATATATTCCAAATAGTCACCATAATCTTGTGCAAAAGTTGGCGAGAAGCGTGGGTCAGTTGATGCCATTCGCGCCACTTCTGGAACACTGGGCTGGCTCATGGTTGGGACAATCTGACTGCCCCGATAAGACATATCAGGCGTGACACTTGCCTGTAGTTCGCGCAAACCATCTATTCCATATAATTCTAAAACCTTATCTAGAAACTTTTGCAAACCATTGGGTGCTTCATCGCGATAATATAAATAATTTTGTATTAACGCACCTTTACGCAAATCAAATTGATCGCGAGAATTATAAATTGATGCATTTACTTCTGGAGCACTGGGTGCTGTCAAAGCAGTGTAGCCTGGTATAGATGGCATAGACATATCTGGGTAATCAGAAGGTGCAGCCGTAGGTGATGTCATTGGTGACATTTGGTTAGGGCCGCGAGGATCAAAGCGATCTTGCTGCAAACCACGCTGACGATCCATTTCCTTCATGGCAGCACGTTCACGCATCAATTCATCAACTACTGTTGTAACAGCGCGTCCAGTATCATTCTTGCGTTGGCGTAAGCGATCTTCATAGCCTGCGGGTCTAAATAACTCGTTTGCTAAGAGGCTTAGAAGTCCACCGCCCTCAAAGCGATCACCGCTGCGCCCAGCACCGCCACCGTCAATCATATCCATTAAGCTAGTGTAGCGGGGACGATCATCGTAACCATAAGCCATTATTTCTTTTTCCCGCCTTTGCGACCTTTTTTCTTATATCCGCAAGCCATTACTTTTTACCTTTCAGCTTATCGTAGATGCAACCGTTCTTGCACATAGATGGGTTTGGACAAGCACTACCAGTGTTTGGACATTGCATTACTTTTTCCTTTTCTTGACTTTGACGCAGCGATCCTTGCCGCCCTTAGTTCCAGCGTAACGATAGCCCTTCCAGCAAGCCTTGCCGTCAGCACCTTTTTTCTTTGTAGTGGTTTTTCTAGCCATGAAACGCCCTATTGTTAGGGCGACTTTAGCATATTACGCAATGCCGCGCAAATTCCTTCTAATCGGCTCGCCCCAATCAGCCGCAGGCTTATAACCAACAGCTAAATATCGGAACGCATCAGCACCGTGGGAAGTCCAATCGTGCAAAGGCCTGCCACGCCAGGTTTTCAGCCTTTCGTCGTAGTCCCTGCGGTATTGTCTAAGTGCTTCTATGCCCCTAGTGCATTTGCTTTCATCAAACCAACAGCGTGGGATCATGCTACGCGCTGCCTGTATGCCGTCCTCTACCGCTAGTTTCGGCGCAATCTCAATGTTCCGTATGCCCAGCGCGTCAAGCGTTTCAAGCCTGCTTTTCCCTGTTCCCAGTTCCTTGACTTGGACATCATGCGGCAGAATGTGTTGCTCGTATTGATATTCTTTGTCCAAGAGAACTTTTGCATAGTGATCTAATCCTACTCCGCTGTTTTCGTAATAGTCTATTATCCTAACCTCACGGCCCACGAACTGTGCAAACCAGATTGCAGTGCTGTCGCCTATTCCTAAATCAAATGCCGTGATAACAGATGCAGCGCGATCATAAGGCACAGCGCATATTCTACCGTCCTCGCCAGCCGCTTTCATTTCTTTTGCGTAGTAAGCCCCTTGGATTGCCGCTTCAAAACTACACTCAAATTCTTGGTCGTAGCGGTCATCCCCCATTGTCTGTCGGGCTTCGTCAAGTTCTTCTTGATCCAGTATTGATGTTTCAGAAGCGCGGAACATTTCTGCATACCAGTTTGGATCGTCTTGTGCTTCATGCCATATTTCCCAAAACTCGTTTTTGCCCTTGGGTGTTCCTATAAATGTCGCACGTCCCTTGCGATCTGCCAAAGCTGGACGGATTACGGTAGGCCAAGCATTTGCAGGAAAATCTGCGGGTTCATCAGCCACGACAGAATCAAAGTATAATCCGCGCATTGCATCATAGTTATCAGCACCAAACAAACGTATCCGCGCACCGTTGGGAAAGTCCACGCGCAGTTCGCTTGCGTTTGCTACGCTGCCCTCAATGTCTTTGGTGTATTCTAGCAAGTAGTCCCAGGCGATAGCTTTGGCTTGTCGGTAGTATGGTGCAATGTAAGCCACACGAACATTCTTGCGCGGTATTGTTAGTGCGTCCCTGATTAGATCGTTTATAGCAGCAACGGTTTTGCCGAAGCGTCTATGTGCTACAATGATCGCATAGCGTTCACTGCGCTTATGAAAAGGCTTTAGAAGTTTGCGAGGCTTATATCTAATCGTCCTCGTCGTCATCATCCATCCACTTGTATGCAATAATATGTTCGCCTTCGGTGCCTGCGCCTTCTACCTTTTGCGTTTCTTTCCAACCCGCTTGTGTTTTTAGGTAAAATATCTGTGCGCCAAGATCGCCGCCTCTGGCTTTTTGTATAAGATTTTGCGCTACGAAGCCCACTGCTTTGGCTTTACCTTTTTTATACTGTGCAGAAACTTCTGCATCCCTTTCCATGATGTCATAGAATACGCGCCTGCTTATACCAAAGTAATCTGCAATCTGTTCTACGTTAAGCACAGCCGCTAATGTTTCCAACTCACCCTTTTGTTCTTCGTTAAGCTCTATTAGTGGTCTACCGCCTTTATTTTTATTTTCTTTACTTTCCATATTGCAATCCTTTACAGTTTGTATATATAATGTTTACACAAACGGAGGGCAAACAATGAAACTTAATGAATTTGAACAATACTGTTACGATACTGCTGTAATGTTTACTGCTGTGCGCGGCTTTGGCGGTAAGCGCACTAAGCAAGAATTTAATAATATTGACGAGGCGTGTGCATATGCTGATAGCTTTGGCGACCAACGCACAATGATTTATGCTGTAAGCGACACCAATGGCTGCGCAGCGCATTTGTTTAACAGATAATAAAAAACCGTTAGCCACGCTCTATTAACCTTATTTTACTTTCCTTAACGTCAAAATAACTTAAAGCCTCTGCAATAGCTTGCAGGGGTTTACCGTTTTCACCGCAAGTATAGCAATCCATGCTAAAGAAATTGCGCTCTGGAAACGTGTGTATGCTAAAATGGCTTTCACCAAGAACCCAAACACAAGTAAAAGCACCCTGTTTATTAAACTCATGCAACTTGTAACCAAGTATGGTAAGGCCACTTGCTGCGATGCATTCAGCCAAGGTTGCGCACAAATATTCTGCGTTTGTGTAATCATACTCGTCGCACCAAACATCGGCTGTTACATGCTGCCCCTTAGTTTGCATCGCTTTCCCCTAAGTCTACTTTTATTTCACCTAAATCTTCTGCTGCTGTTTTGGGGTTTCCTTTAACAAATACTAACACATTTTGATGCATTTTGCCGACTTTCCTAGTGGCCTGCATAGCTTTGCCAGCGCGTAACGGTAAAGTGCCTGCGCTATTTATCAAAACTATTTCGTTGTAATATCTATATCCCGCCCCTTCCATTATCTCTATTGTTTTGGGTATTGTGCCAATATAACTTCCCTTTTTGCCTCGCACTTCGCCCATTACTATAACCGCAAACCTATTGTCTTTAAGTTTGGCGTAGGTATTTTGCAAAATGCGCTTATAGACTTGGAAAAAATCGTCGTGGCTCATGTTGCTTAAATCTTTTGGATCGTCGCTATATACTTCCAAATCGGCATATGGCGGACAACTGAACACTAAATCAACGCTGTTATCTTCTATATATTTATCCATGTTTTCGCTTGTGTCGTTATAGTAAACACAAGAAAGTTTTGCTTCATCGCATCGCTGTTGATTTAATTTAGCCTGCTCTTGGCGTAGTTCTATGCCCTGAAATGTCATGCCTTTTGTGCCAGCTACAAAACCAAACACAGTATCCCCTGCGAATGGATCAAAAACCAAACCGTTTTTGATACCAAACCAATGCACTACAATTTCTGCTAAGACAGGATCAAGTAAACTTACGCCATTGTTGACATCGCCAAGCATTCCACCGTTTGCAAGCGTATCTTCCCTTGTTTCGCCATCGTCGCCAATTAATGTGCGCCACGCGCGTTTTTGCTCTAACCAAGATGCCTTGCGTGTGTCTAATACGCTGAAAGGTGGCTCCCCATAGTTTTGCGCCATGCTTCCAGGTTTGCCATCTTCGTATTTATTACCTTCTTCTGCAAATAAATCTGATAATTCTTCTAAGCTAAAACCAGTTAATTTTACGTCAAAATTTAAGTCTGTAAGTTCTTTAAACTCTATTTTTAGCAAACTATCGTCCCACCCTGCGTTTAGGGCCAGTTTGTTATCTGCTATGACATAGGCTTTCTTTTGTGCATCCGACCAACCAACAGCCGTAATGCATGGAACTTCGTCTAAACCTAGCTTTTGTGCTGCGAGTAAACGTCCATGTCCTGCGATGATCTCGCCATCTACGTCAACCAGGATCGGGTTGGTAAATCCCCACTCTTTGATGCTTGCGGCTATCTGCGCCACTTGCTCGTCGCTGTGGGTGCGACTGTTCCTTGCGTAAGGGATAATGGTTTTTATGTTTCTACGCTCAACCTTATCCGCAGGCCAAGACCGTCCATCTTTCATGGGTGCGCCCTCTATGTGATTTGTAAATAATATAAAGGTTTTCTTTTAGGAAATAAAGACCCCCCGAACATGCCCGCGTCCAGGGGGTCAGTGAGGAGAGCCAAATGTATGGAGCTACATACGACCAACAGGGAGGGAGAGAGGTCGGCTCTTGCTGAGAAAGTAACACACTTCTAGGCAAAAAAACACCCCCTGCGGAGCGATCACGCGAGGGGGCAGTTTCAGTGAGGCAAACCTATGATATAGGTGGGTCAACTCTAGCAGGGATATTATTCGCTGACAAGTATTCTAAATATGGCTGTAGATGCGCGTCTGTTATCAAGCCCATTTGCACCATCTTATCTGCCAACTTACCGCGTATATACATCTCACCCACTGGTTCCCCTGCAATGATACGCTTGGCGTTTAGTGCCAGGGTGTCAGGCTTCCACGGCCCCTTGCTTGGTTGGATGTTTGACCGTTGCGTATTCATAGACTTTGAAACGGCTGCGCTAATATCTGCTGCTGTAGGCCAAGTGCGTGACTTGTGCGCCTCTTTTAGCTTTAGCATCGCCCGATCCATTGTGCCGCGAATGTGATCCTCTGTCGTGTCGTTTGGAAACTTCTGATTTAACATCCGCACAATGTTTCTAGCTTCGTCCTCTTTTTTCTTTTGGGTGTTTAAATGTTTTGGCTCCGCATAGCCTTCCATTATCTTGATAAGTTCACCCAGAATAACTCTAATTCTTTCTTCGTGTGTCATGCTTCTACCTCATCTTCCCAGCGTTCACCGTTCAGCCATGTGGCTAAGTGCGGTATAAATTGTTTGTCTTTGCCTTCTAACGTCTGCACATAATCCATCAGCTTAGGAAGTAGATCATAGAAGTCTGCTTTCTTTGAAGCTGCCTTAAATGCCTTACGCGCTTGTCCCTTGCCTACCTTTCTAGGATACAAAGACCAAAGCTGATCAAAATAATAATCTACTTCATCGTTAGATGATGAATTATTAGTTTCTTTTCCAAGGTTATTTATTCCAAGGTTATTCATGCGCAGATTTTGCGTATCCCCATGCGCAGATTTTTCGCATACCATACGCAGATTTTGCGCATCGCTTATGTTCTCATATGTTCCTGTAAGTTCTAATATGTAAGAATTTGCAGATTTGCCGCCTGTTTCTCTAAATTGATTTATACGCTTTATTAAACCTAGAGTTTCTAAGGTTTCTAGATGACCTTCCACAGCCCTACGAGACATTTCGCTAAGTTCAGCTAAACGATTTATGCTAGGAAAGCATTTACCTGTTTCGCCGTTATGATGATCAGCTAACCAATACAACACAATTTTTGTGGATGGTTTTAAACCCTGTTGCTTCATAGCTAACGCAGTCATGTAATGAGACATTTTTGCCCTTTCTTATTTGGGCGAGGTTTGTTATTCTGACCTCGCTGGTTCTACACATTTATTATACAGCATCCTTACTTATTGCTAAAGCCCTCAGTCTCTTGACTGGGGGTTTTTTCATCGGTTTAGCCAGGTATCAAACGACACTATTTCACCGTCATGTAAGCATGTGTAATTATACCAACGTTCTGCTAAATTAGACATATTCGCTGGGTCTAAGAAATTTTCTTTGCTTACCATACGATCACAACCACCACAGGTTATTGCTGCCCAAGAAAAGTGATAAACGGTATTCATGTTGCCGCAGTGGGTGCAAATAATCTTCTTACCATTCTGCCCAGCGCGTGTGTTCTTTGTAACTGTCATGACAAATCCTCTAAGTAATCCGATAACCGTTCCACAGTGCTATAACGTGGGTCGGTATCCTCACGCATAATCTGGTATAAAACAGGACGCGATATTTTAGCCTCACGCGCTACAGCCGATAAATTACGGTCACGCAATCGGCGGCGTATTTCATCTGCGCGTAACATTGTTTTCTTTTCCATTATCATCCTCATTAACAATTTGTATATTTATGCTTTACAGGTTAAAAATAATTATGTAAACAGTAAATAGCAATAAATGAGGTAAACAATGACACATGAACACCCAACACCATTGGCTATTAAAGCAGCTATATATAAACAACTTTGCTTGGTAGCAGCGCAAAACAGCATGTTATCATCAGACGTTGTGCTTGCAATGAACGCTATTGACGAAGGCATTTCACAAGCAAACAAAGAACACGATGCATTAAAAGAGGCGATGAAATAATGGCTAAGAAACTACCCGCACGTTTGCAAGAAATCCTAAAAGACATTGGCTTAACAGAACGCCAAGCGGTTTGGGATTGCCACGGAACACCAGTTGTATTGCACAAGGCTTTGGAAAAGATAGCCGCGCACCACAACATTGTATTTGACCAACCGCAGATCATAGCATGTGACGTAGCCGCTAAAGAGGCGGTTATATGTGTAACAGGCCACATGGCAGAGGCTACAGAGTGGTCTATTGGCGAAGCGGCACCATACAACAACAAAAACAGTTACCCCTTCGCTATGGCAGAGAAACGCGCCAAGGATCGGGTAATACTTAAACTGGTAGGCTTGCACGGCGATGTTTACTCAGAGGAAGAAGCAGACGATTTCAAAGCTGCAAAGCCAAAAGAAGCCACGCCCTCAATGACGCTTAACTTAGATGACCGCGTAGACGCTATGCTAACCTTCTATGAAAACTGCACCCAAGAACAGTTTGACAAAGCGGAGAGCAAATACACCAAAATCATCAACAGCCCTGATCTAACAGAGGCACAATATGAACAAGTTTTAGAAGCACACGAAAAAAGAAAAGTGGAGTTAATGATATGAAAGTTATCACGATTGTCGGGACTGTCGGTAAAGACAGTGAAATTCGTCAGAACCAGAGAGGGGAGTTTATCACCTTTTCTGTCGCGGTTAACAAGGGCTATAGCCGCGATGCGGGGACAGACTGGTTTAGCTGCAATTACTACAACACCAAACTTGCCGACCACATCAAAAAAGGACGCAAAGTAGTTGTTAGCGGACAGCTCAGTATAGATGAAAAAGAGTATGGCGGCAAAAAAACCACTTACTATAACATCAGCGCAAACCAGGTAGAGTTTGCAGGCCCACCCAAAAGCGATGTGAAGCATACCGAACATGAACGGATGCCAGAAGGCGCAAACCTGTCAAACGAGTTATCGGACGAAATACCATTTTAGGAACAGACGAGGTGGGTGTTCACAAGCCACCCATGTCGGAGCGCCCTCTGGGGGAAGGGTTCTGTAAATCCCCCACTAAACAAAGCAAAAGTAAGGTAAAACAATGAAAAACTTTCCACCAAGAGAAGCAAAGCTAATAGGTAAAACAGATGAATTTGCTTATTACGAAATGACCATTACGCCAATGTTCGCCAGAGATTTTTTGCGTAAAAACGAAGGCAATAGACGTGTTTCTAATATGCATATGAAACATATGTCGTTGCAGATGCAACTTGGAAGATGGGTAAAAACACCATGTGCTTTAATATTTAGAAAAGACGGAAACATAGTGGATGGGCAACATAGGTTAGAGGCTATTGTAGATAGCGAAGTAGACCAACAAATGATTTTTGCTGTCGCAGATCATGCTGACGAAATATTCAAGATTTTAGACCAAGGAAAGCTAAGAACAAATGCAGATATTCTGCGGCTACCTTCACCAGTAGTGCAGCCCATACAATACATATTAAGATGCACAGGAACTGCAAAACCAGTAGCATCTGATATTTTGCAAGTGGCAGATAGTCACCTAATGGAAGCCAGCAAATTTATTCACGAAGAAATAAAGCCAAAAACAAAAGCCGTTAGATCAGCACCGTTTCGGGCTGCATTTTGCATGGCAACGGCAATAGGCGCAAATTTTAACGTTGCAGCAGAACAATACCAGGCACTTGGTAGTTACAGCGTAAAAGATTTTACACCTTTAATGACCGAAATGATGAGGCAATTTTCAGAGGGTTTTCCAATTCAAGATGGACGATCTATGAATAACGAGTGGTTTATGCGCGGCATGTTTATGTTCCTTAACTACAATAAAGCACAAACTCTTAGAATATACGGCGGCTTTCGCAACGAGATAAAACAAGAGGTGAATAGGGTAGTGAGTGAATGGAAAAATGGCCAGTGGTAAGATACAAGTGATGAAGGTTGAGGGTGCTTTGGTTCCACTAACGGAATACGATGCAATACAGCTAGAAGATTGCTCACAAGGCACCGTTTTCAACATGCAGAAAACAAAGAAGCGTTCCAACCCACAACATAACTTGTATTGGGCAACGCTGCGCAAAGTGCGTGAGGCTACTGGAAAGTGGCCCACGGACGATCACTTGCACAACGATTTAAAGTGGGCGTGTGGGTATATAAAGATGCGTTGGAATAACCTAGCGGGTTGCCATATGCGCGTCATAGACAGCATTAGCTTTGACGATATGGAGCAAGACGAATTTAACAGCTACTTTGAAATGGCTATGGCTAAATTAGCGGAGACACTTGGTTATGACCCAATATCAGGTGACTAAAGAACATGAACGGCGCGAGCAAGAATTAGCAGACTTTGTTTCACAACACTGGAATTGCGTATGCAAATTACAGCGCAAGTTTAGTATTTATGATGCTGTCGCTAGAGCAAAGGAGAGCCAAAAACCGCGCGTGTTTATAGAAATGAGGATTGTGAATTACCGATACGACAACCTCAAAGAAATAATGATACCGATGTCAAAGCTCGTCTTGGGGCAGCAACAAACACAAATGACAGGTGTTGCATCGCTTTTCATGGTACACTGGTATGATTGCAAAACCATCGGTTATGTTGATGTAAATAACATAGAATGCATCCCAGATTACCGTGTTACTTTCATGGGCATGAACAGAACAAACAACAAAGAAGAAATTGAAGTTTGCCGTTTTGTACCGCGTGAGGTGTTTACAATAATAAGGAAAGCAAATGAACCTGACGGGTCGGAAGCCATACCAGAAACAACCGAAAGCAAAGAAGAATGAAAAATACCTTCAAGAAGTTCGGGAAAAACCTTGCTGCGTTTGTCGCAAGTTTGGCGAAATCCAACGATCACCAACAACAGCCCATCACCCTATACATGATCGCCACGGAACTAGAAAACGATCTGATGAAACTGCGATCCCGCTTTGCGAAGGTCATCACCAAGGTTTATGGGACAGTAGCAAATTGGCTATCCACAAATCGCCGCTAGAATGGCGTGAAAAATACGGCCCTGATTGGTCTTATTCCTCTGGCTCAGTCCAAGACACTGATATGTAGAGAACAGGCCCACGATCAGGGTGACAGAACGTCTTTTTGCATTTGAGGCTTACTACCTGGGTATCGTCAAAGATAACGCCTGTGTCGCCTGCAATACCGTCTAGAGCTGCCTTTGCGATATTATCTAGGTCAGGCTTACCAACAGCACTTATCGCACCATATTCAGCCTCTAGCTTTTTCTTCTTAGTCCAAGACTTCGGGATATTCATAAACGCTATGACATCAACCGCTACTGGCCTGTCGGTGGGGTCTAAGTTGTGACGCTGCATTTCAGCCCACGCAGCCGCCCTAATTCGCTGTTCATACTCAGCAGTCCTTGGTGGCGTATAAGCGTGTCCAGTGCGCGTAAAACGCGGTCTGCCCTTGCCCTGCGGCTGTCCTGATACTTCTATCTCTACCTTATACATGGCGGCAGATTATCACCTGTAAATAAAAACGCAAATAAATACTTTTTATGCTTTACACTGACAAAAAGTAACGCTATTGTTTACATATACAGTAAGAAAGGAAGCGAACCAATGGGATTTTTTACACTAGGACGCACAACGCACCACGCAACAACAATAGTTGAGGTTAAGGGTGTTGAGTTTAAAATTGTTATCGTAGGATCACTAGACCACGATGAACATTACTTTGACTTAGATTATGTTCACCTAGCAGAGGGCCGCACTAAGATTAAAGGCGCAGACGCTTACAAACTGCCAAAGCGCATTAAGGCATATTTGGAAAGCCCCGAATGGTTTGAGCATTATGAAGACGTAGCATGGGGGGCAGCGTAATGCATTATGGTAAGTGGACATGGGAAGACACAATTATAGCAGTGCTATTTGCAGCCGCAGTAGCAACATGGACTTTAGGCACAGTGAAAGGATGGTGGTGATGAAACTAAACCCAGCCGACGAGCAGATACTAAAATACTTGCGCAAGCAGGTAGATCGGTTGCAAGATGAGCGATACCGCACAGATGCAAGACCTGGCATCAACAATGAAATATTCGCAGCACAACAAGAACTGCGGCGGTTTACAGCAGAATTGAGGAAAAAAGGATATAACATCTAATGGTAAATCTGACGGAAAGTTTTACGAAACTTTATGGACGACGCCCGACAGAAGCAGAAATCGCAACAATGTGGCAAATGAAACGAGAACAAGAAAACTGGAAAAAAGCTGAAATCAAAAAGAAAACAGCAGCAAAGCCAGAGGTGCAGCCAAAGCCAAGAGAGCCTCGCACCCCAAAGAAGATCAATGAATACGCCTACAAGTGGCCTAAGAGAGCCTCACAGCTTGCCCAGCGCGTCAACCGTATGCTCTGCATACAAATGACCATAGATGACATTGCCTACGTTGAGGGTGTCTCAGAAAACGCAGTTATGGCGCAGATTGAAAAGTGGCATTTGCCAAGAGAAAAGTAGGATCGTGTGGGCGGCTGCTAGGTGTCGGGATAAGCTAGGGGATTACCAACAAAAACTGGGTAAAAACCGCCCACTGCGACAAGATAACAAAACAGAAAGTGAGTGCAATGGAATTTTTTACAGCGTTATACATAGAATATTCACTGCGTGGGATTGACATAGAAACATATTTGATCTTGCCAGACTATGAGGCTTGTCAAATAGCAATCCGCGACAATGAAGATATGTATAAGTATTTCAACGTGGATAGCGATGTTAATATGTACTGTATACGCACCAACACTCTATCCAGATCAATAAAACCTAAACTTAGGCCATTAACTCAAAGTGCGGCCCATCAATAAATGGTCTGCGGCCCTGTGAACGTCTTAGATCAATGTAGGCGTTCATAGCTGCCTCTGCGGTGCTGTTATAGGCGCGTATATCACCCTCCGACCACGCAGCACCCCATTTAACAGATGCACCTGTTTCTTTCGCAGCCGCAGCCATTGCATCGCAGATGTCATCGTAAACATTGATTTCCCAGACCACATCGCCATCAACATACGCTAAACAGTCCACGGCGTGTGAATATTCGTCAGACTGCGGTATATGCTTGCTGTTCATGGTTTGTGACCGACCAGTAGCGACCAAGCGTTTCTGTTCCTCTACGGTGCGCAAACCGCATGAAATGCCAAAATCTACCTTGGTCAGTTCAATAGCACGTTTAACCGTTGCAACCATATCAGGGTGAACACCCTTTAACTTGCCCAAGCTGCGATTTGATAATTTAAAACTCATTTCGTTACTCCCTTAAACTTTTCAAAAGTGCGCATCCCACCTAAGCCAAGCATTCCCAACAACACTGTCATCAGGCTTTGCATGTCAAACTCTGGCAATGGTGGATGCTGTAAATCAAACCAACCCGTCACAAAAAGTGTGACAGGCAAGCCCAAGAAATGCCAGAACAATGCCAACCCGCAAGTCCAACCAACGAACGGACGCCACCCTGCTATGAAGATGTTGCGTGACTTGGCTTCTTCTTTGTTTATCTCTATCTGACCACGCGCTAACTCTTGTGCATGACGCTCTGCCATTGTTGCGATTTCGTGCGCAAGTTTGGCTTTCTGGTCTTTATCCTCAACAACCTTGTCCAGAATGTTGCTTACTGGATCAACCAGTTTTCCCAACAAATCAAACATTACACCATAACCCCCTGATACAGCGTCATCTCAACGCCCAGAATAATCTCTAGCAGCTTTACAATAACGTGCGTTAGTACCTGCTCACCTGACATCTACGTTTTCTTTCCGCGAGACATTGGCTTCCATTGCGTTAAAACCAAAGTATGCCGCCACAACACCACTGGCACCAATCACATAAACACTAGCTATATCGGTAATTAGCTCTGCGGCCCGATCTAAGCCCACCCATACTGCGAGAAAGATAACTAGCGGGTAGACAAGCATTCCAGCCGTACACGCTACTGTAAGCCGCCTCTGCGTGTCTCTCTTGGCGTCTTGATCTTCCATACGCCTGCGACGATCTTCAAGCATGATCTCGCGCTCATCAGGATCAATCTTTCCGTTTCCGTTTAGATCGTAGTTTTCCTTGTTCATTGAAATACCTTTCGGCTATTCTCTTATGCGTAGTGATGATAACCACTTTATTATCATCCGTCAAAACAACCCACTGACCCAGTTTATTTTCCACTAACCTCAAGACAAGCCACCGTTTGGCTGTTGTGAACTATTAAACCCTCTTTTGCTTTTCTGCGTTCCTGTTCGCATTCTTCAAACGTGCTATATGATGGCCCTATTTGGTAATACTTTAATGTCGTTGATGGAATGTATTGTATAAACACAAGTATATACAGCATCACCACCGCCCCCTTGCTTTACCAACAATATAAATAGCAGCAACAAGTAAAACCCCGCCAACTGCAAAAGCCAAAAGGCCAACCGCCCAATTTATGCAGTTATCTATAAACTCTTGTTTTTTGTATGCAGCCTCTTTGCGAATACGCCGCTGCTCCGCTTCTATTCTAAGAACCTCATCCCATGCCGATGGCCCATATATGAAAGAAATATGATCTTTAATTTCTTTGCGCATTTGCTCCATTTTGCGCTTCTGGTTCCAAATCAAGATCGCCGTTTCTTCATCAGAACCTTTAAACGTCTTTTCCCACCAAGGCGGGTTCTTCTGACGTTCTTCTAATCTATTGAAATCGGAAAAGGCTTGGCCCCACGTTGCAATCGTGTTGCCCATTTCTTGTATATCTTTGCCCGTAGAAATAGCTGCTTTAAGCGTCTTATACGCTCCTGTTGCAAGTGCTACGCAGCTAACGGGATCCATAGCATCACTTGGTCATCAACTGATGGATGTCTTTGCGCATTTCTTTCTGATCTTCACGCATTTCTGCCATCATCTGAATCATCATATCAGTCTTTTGCTCTAATAGCTTAACCTGTGATTTGCTCGTGAGAACATTGTTGATAACCCACCATGCCGCAGCAACTGCCGCACCAGCAATAGCAATTACAAAACCCATGTAATCTTGCACAAATTTCATTGTTTTAGCCCTAATAACCATTCGCAATCAGCTTGCTAAATTCACCACTCATCAACTTCTTTTTAACATATTCTGCAAACTCTTGCGATCCTATTTTAGCACCGCATTCCCGCGACCACATTTCAGCAACCACAAAAGGTATTGAACCAGCCAAACGCATGTCTGACTTTTTATTGTGACCGTCAATATTGCGCTCTTTGTTGAAGTCCAAAATGCTTTGAATATCTTGGCTGCGTTTTACAACAACCTTATCATCTTCACTATGCCATGAGGTATCTAAGATGTTATCCATTCTTCTTTGGCCTTCCGCGTTTCTTTGGTGCTTTCCCGCCTTCCCACGCTTCATTTACATCTGGTGTAGAAGGGTCATCAGCTTTTAGTTTCCCTTTAGCATCACGCGCTCGTTTTGGCGCAGCCTTTGTAATTTCTTCACCGAAGCCATTAGCAATAAGAACTTTAGCCTCTGCCGCTGTTACTTCGTATGTCTGGCCCTTTTCGGCTTTCTTGCCGCCGACCCAGGTTCTATCTGTTGTGATTTTAATTTTAGCCATACTACCACCTCAAAGTGAAAGGGGGCCGTAGCCCCCAATCTATTATGATGTTGTGCAGTCTGCAACGACACCGTGTGCTTTCTGTGAAGTGACCTGTAGGCCATACTCCGCAGAGATCAAACGGCGTTCTGACAAACCAGTTTTTGCAAGAGGTTCTTGCTTCGCTGTTTGTAGGTAAGCAACCGCTGCATAGTTCGGATCAAGAACGAACACATCACGCGCACGCACATGCCTCGCAGGAACAATCTGCAATTCCCCGAAATCGCTGATATAGACGTCAATCGCAGCATTTAGCTTACTGTCTTCTGCTTCTTTGTAACGTGTCGCGTTACCTGTGAAGCCAGAAATAGTTTGCTTGTTGAACGATCCACATAGAACAACTGATGGCTCTGCACCGCTGTCCCAACAATCAGCAATAACACCTTTTAGGATGTCTTCTGTGATTGCACGTTGTGTGCCGTCTGTAGCTGCCGCATCTGGGTAGCCTGCTTCACCAGAACCAGATGTTGTGCCGTCTGCACCAGAAGTGCCACGCGCAGTGTTAGATGTCAAAAACGCTGGTAGACCCGCAGTTTGACGCGCTGTGCCAGAAGCACCCGCTGACGCTGCTACGTTGTCCAACAACATCTTTTCCATGTCGCGTTTCATTTCTGACAGCTTGTAAGCTACCTGACGCGCAACTGACTGTGCATCTGCTACACCGTTGACCGCTGTCGCAGTTGACGACACCTCTACAACTTTCGCTGAAATTTGTGAATAATTTCCTTTGCGAACTGCATTTGTAGGTGCTGAGTTAGATAGACCAACGTCACCTTCAATCTGACGGTTTGCACCAGCCGCTGCAAGATCAACTTCACTCCACTCAAAGTAAGTGTTGTCAATGTTGCGTGTGCCGATTGTAGACATGAAAATAGTTTCTGTCGGCGTGATAGATGCCAGCGCGTCGCTGAGGTCTTCACGAATTGTAGAGACATCATATGTCTCGTTTGTATTAGCTGTTACAGCCATTGTAGTGTCCTTTCACTATGACAAGAGAAAATTGGCTACACTATCGGGTGAGCCATCTTTACGCATTTTCGCCCGTGCCTGTTGGCGTTTCCTTTCGGACGATTGGGTTTTGGACTGTTTAGCACCAGGCTTGACTAAAGGACGCGCGGCTTTGGTTTTTTCCTCTACCTTGCCCTTTTTCTCCTGAAGTTTGCGATAAGCCACCGCATCACGCATAATTTTAAACTCCCAACCATGCGTCAACGCCCCTAATACCTCTTGAGGCACCTTGTAGTAATTAGTTGCTACATCTGTGATGTCCGTCATAAGCTGTTTGCTTTTTTCAGGATCATTCAACTCTGGTATCTCTTGGCGAAGTAACTCGGCTTGTTGTTGCGCATATTGCTGAGATAATGCGTAATCTTGCTGCCGCGACTTTTCCAACTCAGCTTGTGTTTGTTGTTGGAATTGGTCGTATTGTGCGACATCTTGACGGTATTGCTCCATCGCTTCCAAATAACCTAAAGGGTCACTGTTTTGCAGTTCCTTTGATGGTTGTTGTGGCCTCATGGGAGCGTTGCCTTGCTCAAGTGCATTAACAAGTTCTGCCAACCGTTGGCGATCTTGCTGCATGACTTCGGAAAGTTGCTCAACCTCTTTGCGCTGTTGGGCGTTCTGTTCCATCGTCTTTTGGATGTAATCTTGTCCAGCGTAGCCACGCTTTAGCTCAGATAGGGTCACTTTCTTCGTTACGCCATCGGATTTAACCTCTAGCTCTAATTCATCAGAAAGCTCCATCGGAACGGCTGCTTCGTCTGCGTATTCATCCTCATCTACGAACTCATCATCATCGCTTTCGTAGTCAGCGACATCTTCACTCTCGGCTGCTTCTTCTTCAATCTCAGGTTCAACGTCTTGAGGTTCCAAGATCAAATCGTCTGCAACTTCGTTTAGATTACTTTCACTGGTAGGCTCTGCCGCCATAAGTGAATTTGCAATAGCATCAATGCTGCTTGGGTTGGGTTCAGTCGTCATTGCGGTGCCGATCCTTTTTTCTCTATAAGTTTCTCTGCATCAACGTCTGCCTGCAAAAGATACTTAATTTGGTTTAATGCCCTTAAAACAGCGTGAGCTTCCTCACGTTTATCCGTTTCTTGGGCGGCGGTATTCGCGAAAATCTCCATCTGGCGATCACGCAAATCTTGTAGGATGGCTAGGAAGTCATCGTTGCGCAGTAGCTCTTTAGCCCTGAATGCACGTTTCTTATAATCCATAACCACCCATCATTTCTTCGTTATGCGGTCTAGGCGCGTCTTGTTCTGCCTTTACCGCTGCAACATCAATAGCTGATCCGTATTTGCCAAGTATCTCAGCAACCTTAACAGCCAAGTCTTGCACCATTTCATCACGCGATAGATCATCTTTCATCGCCAATTCGTGCATCTTAAACTGTTGGTCAGCTTGTGCCTTTTGTGCGTCTAGCTGCAACTTAGCCATATCCACTTGCATCTTGCCTTGAGCTTTCATTTGCTCCGCTGCCAAGAACGCTTGGTTAGGATCGCTTGCAGGCATACCTTGTTGTTGTTGCGCTTGCATTGCAGCCTCTTGCTGTTTCTGTGCGATTAGCTGCTGCTCACTTTCAAACGTAACTGGCAAATAATAACGCTCTGCGTTTTTCAAGCCTACAGCCGCCAACATATCCGCAAGCGTATTACGAACATTCGTCATTGTCACCAACCCATTGTTCGGGCCGTATTGC